CAGGGGCAGACTTCGCAGCACTAAGAAAAAATGGCAAGAAAAAAGGGAGTAAGCCTGTCTCTCGGAAGAGGTGAGAAGAGTCGCAAAGGCGGCCTAACAGCTAAGGGAAGAGCCAAGTACAATCGTGCCACTGGCTCTAATCTCAAAGCCCCTCAGCCCGGAGGAGGAGCTCGTAAAAGGTCTTTCTGTGCTCGCATGTCTGGCATGAAAGGCCCACTCAAAAAACCAAATGGCAAGCCTACACGAAAGGCACTTGCCTTACGCAGATGGAAATGCTAATGGCAATAACATATTCAGAAAACGGTAAAAAGAAAGTCCGTAAAGGTAACAAGATTGCTACCGACATCACACCAAGAAATCTTAAGAACCTACAAAAGCGAGTCAATGATGATGACTTTACTGGTGGAGCAAACCTAGATAAACGTATTGAGGAGCAAAGAAGGATTAAGAAGATGATGAAAAACAAAAAAGGTAAAGCATAATGGCACACAAGAAAGGTAAAAAATGTGGCTGTAGTCATGGAGGTAAGAAACGCTAATGGGTAAATTATGTCCAAGAGGTAAAGCAGCTGCCAAAAGAAAATTCAAAGTATACCCTTCTGCATACGCTAACGCCTACGGTGTAAAAGTATGTAAGGGCCAAGTCAAAGCTGGTGGCAAGAAGAAGACTGCCCCCGGTTATAGCAAAGCAAAAAGAAGATGAGCTTACGTAGATGGTTCCAAGAGAAATGGGTTGACACCAAAACTGGTAAGCCCTGTGGCAGACAGAAAGGTGAGAAGCGTAAAGGCTACCCAGCTTGCAGACCATCTAGACGTGTGTCATCTAAAACACCTAAGACTACAGGTGAGATGTCTAAAGGCGAGAAGGCCAAGTTCAACAGAACTAAGACAAGTAGTCGAAGGATTAATTATAATCACAAAAGACGGAAGAAACTGTCCGTCCGTTCATCCCGATAGGGACGCATGACACCCAAGCATGGAACGGGGCTTGGATATATGGAGAGTACAATGACTGTAACCTACGTATATCGTGGCATCAAGTACACAAGAGTAATCGGTTAAGGCCGTACAGGGAGGTTCAAGTCCTCCCATCTCTATTGGAGAGAGCCCAGTACGCTGGATACCTTGATCCGTCTAGACGGTGGGATAGACCACAAAAAATGGCCAAAAAAATTTCAGATCTGAGAAACGTAAACCAATATCATTCTTAGAAATGGCACAACAAAATAGCACACTGACCACTAACATAACAAGTCCCGGTCAGTCGAACTCAACTGGAGACAAGAGGGCGTTATACCTTAAATTGTTTTCCGGGGAAATGTTCAAAGGCTTCCAAAGGAACACGATAGCACGTGACATGATTATGAAGAGAACACTTACAAATGGTAAGTCACTTCAATTCATCTTCACAGGAAGAACAACAGCCGAGTACCATACACCCGGCAACAGCATACTAGGTAACTCTGATGGAGCACCTCCAGTAGCTGAAAAGACAGTGACTGTTGACGATCTATTGATCTCCAGTGCATTTGTCTATGAACTTGACGAGACACTTGCTCACTACGATTTACGTGGTGAAATTTCTCGTAAGATCGGATACGCTCTTGCAGAGCAGTATGACAGAAAAGCTTTCAGAGCTATTGTAAAAGCTGCACGTCAAGCTTCTCCTATCACAAAGAATGGCTTTAAAGAGCCCGGTGGTACACAGATTAGAATTACTAATACTGGTGGTGGTATCACAGATGGTAGAGCTGCATATGACTCAACAGCTTTAATCAACGGTTTCTACGACGCTGCCGCTGCCCTTGACGAGAAGGGTGTACCTCAAGAAGGTAGAGTAGCCGTACTTAACCCAAGACAGTACTACGAACTTATACAGAACGTAGAGTCAAACGGCTTAATCAACCGTAACGAGAGAGGAGATGCAATCCAGTCTGGACAAGGCATCATTGAAATAGCTGGTATCCCCATCTACAAGTCAATGAACATTCCTTTCTTTGGTAGATTTGGTACTAAGTATGGTGCTAACTCTGCTACAAACCCCGGTGTTACAGACCCCGGAGCAACAGGTGACTTCGTAGAAGTTGCTATGGCTGATGAGACTGCTGGTTCATCTGCAACTAAGACTGTTAACAACTATGGTAACGGTACATCTGCATTTGAAAACAGCTGTGGACTTATCTTCCAAAAAGAAGCTGCTGCTTGCGTTGAAGCAATCGGCCCACAAGTTCAGACAACATCTGGAGACATCTCAGTGGTTTACCAAGGAGACGTTATCTTAGGTCGTCTAGCTATGGGTGTAGATGCACTTAACCCTGCTGCTGCTGTTGAACTCGTAGCTGGTGTGGCAACAAGCCGCAACTCAGATGGCGAAGCAACAACTGTTGGAAACGCTGCTTTCTAACTTACACATTATACGGGAGCTTCGGCTCCCCTTTTTTCTTATGGCTTCCACAACTATTGACATCGACACAGAACTGTCCGCAGTAAATAATATACTGGGGGCTATTGGACAATCGCCGATAACAACACTTAATTTTGACAACCCAGAAATATCATTTATATTCAACCTACTCCGTGATGCTAACGTAGACACGCAGGCAGAGGGGTGGCATTTTAATACAGAAAAACATGTAAGATTTGCAATAGACGCTAATGGCAAAATAGCTATTGGTAATGATATACTGTCTATGGATTTACATGACAACCAAGCTCGTCGTACTAGCAACCTTGTACGTCGTAATGGATTTTTATATGACAAGCAAGATCACACAGATGTATTCACAGCTGACCTAGATCTTGATATTGTTAGACTATACAACTTTGAAGATTTACCTATTGTCTTTAGAAGATACATAACATACAGGGCATCCAGACAGGCAGCTACACAGCTTGTTGCTAACCCAAATCTAGTAAAATTATTACAAGGTCAAGAGTCCTTAGCTAGAGCATCTCTCATGGAGTATGAGTGCAATCAAGGCGATCACAGTATGTTTGGATTTGAAGATGATACAGCATATCAAACCTATCAACCTTGGAGAAACCTTAGACGATAATGGCAAGTATAACACAAACCATCCCTAACTTTATTGGTGGTATATCACAACAACCAGACCAGTTAAAGTTTCCGGGTCAAGTAACAGAAGTAGTAAATGCAATACCTGACATTACACGTGGTCTATATAAAAGACCGGGTGCTAAAAGAATAAACAGTCAACCGTTACCCGGTGTTGCTACAGGTGGTTCGTGGTTTCATTATCATAGAGATGAAGACGAAGGCTCATACGTTGGACAAGTAGCACCTGATGGTACGCTTAGGGTATGGAAAGCTGACGGTGATAACGCTGGAGCCGCACAAGATATAGTATATGGTACAGGTGGAGAGGCTGCTATCAAAGCTTATCTAGCAACTGGTAACTCAGAGAATCTACAATTCCTTACTATCAATGATACTACTTTTGTTTCAAGTCGTGACACTAGCAATCCTAATACTCTTATAGGTACTACAGGTACAACACAAGATAATCCAGACCCACACTTTGCATTTATAGAAATTACACGTACCGAAAACGGTAGACAGTACGGTCTAAATGTATATGGCAGTAGCACTGAGAGCACTATAAACAGAGCCACACGTATCAGAATTATCTCAGATACCCTTGATGAATCAGGCGGTACTGGCCAGTGTAGAGGTATTGGAATACAAACTTTTGTTGTTAACGCTGCAAGCAGCTACACAGGTACGACTACAAATTTTGTTAGAGGTACAAATATTACACCAATAACAGTTACAGGTGGTGGATCTGCTGTTGCTGTGGGTAGTGATTATATTACTTTTCCATCTGCTCATCTTCTTACAGATGGCGAGTCAGTTGTATACACTACAAGCACCACTGTTATCGGTGGTTTAACATCAGGAACTACATACTTTGTAAGAAACGGCCCTATAGCTGGAGGAGTTTCATTTTCTTTATATACAACTGAAGCTGATGCTTTGGCTGATACAAACCGAGTAAACCTAATCGACCAAGGTGGTGCGGATGTTCATACCTTTACACCTACGCAAGGTCGACTAGAAACAAGTGGTAAAGATAATTTAGTATTCAAGCTTGACATACGTGGACAGCAAGGTAATATTGGTGGTAATGGAGACTCTCCAGATGACTTTGCGTGTGCATATAATAGAAGCATAATCTTACTTCATGGTGGAGAAGGTTGGGTAACTGGTGATAGATTTGAAGTTACAATGGACTCTGCCAAGGGTCGTACTATAACTGGAACAACTAGCAGTGGTACAGGTGGTAACTCAGGTCTAGGAGAATCACCAGCTACATATCTTGTTGAAGTTACAGACCATGAAGCTATATCGGTAAAAGCAGATATTAAGGCAGTACGTCCAGCATGTACACCTTTTGATGCTGATACTGCTGTCAGTGCTGATACAGTTTTAGCTGGTATAGCGGCTGAGTTAACTAGCACAGGAATAACTACAACTATTATTGGTAATGGAATATACATGTCCAGTACCTCCTCTTTTAACGTAGAGATTGTTGAAGATGATATCATGCGTAGTATGGGTAAATCGGTAAATGATGTTACATTACTGCCAAAACAGTGTAAGCATGGCTATATAGTCAAAATTGCAAACGCTAGAATATCAGAAGAGGATGATTATTACCTAAGATTCGAGGGTCAAAACGATCAAGATGGTACAGGTTCATGGACAGAGTGTGCTAAACCCGGCATACCTAAGACTCTTACAAATATGCCGTTAGTTATACAGAGAACAGCTCTTAATAATCCCGGTACAGTAACCGAAGTAGCTGAATTTACGATCAAACAGTTTGAGTATGCTGACAGAGAAGTTGGTGATAATAGTACAAATCCTTTACCATCGTTTCATGATAAACGTATAAATAAAGTATTATTCTTTAGAAATAGGCTAGCCTTTTTATCTGAAGAAAATGTAGTATTATCACAAGCTGGTACACTTGGAAAGCCTGACTTTTTTGCTCAGACTGCTTTGACAGTTAGTGCCAACGATCCTGTAGATATAGCATGTTCTTCTACATTCCCATCAGAGCTATTTGATGGTATAGATATAAACACAGGTCTAGTTGTATTCAGCTCAAACCAGCAATTCTTACTATCATCTGACGATACAGTTTTCAACCCTGATACTGCAAAACTGCGTAGTCTTGCAACTAATAACTATAATATAAAAATACCTCCTATATCACTAGGTACTACAATAGCTTACTTAGATAACTCTGGTAAGTTTAGTCGATTCAATGAAATGGCTAACGTAGCTAGAGAAACAGAACCAAATGTTGTAGAACAAAGTAGAGTTGTACCTACACTAATACCAAAAGAGGTTGACTTACTTACGGTATCTAGAGAGAACGATATGGTTCTCATAGGTAAAACTGACTCTGATGAGGTCATTGGTTTTAGATATGTTAATGTAGGAGATAAACGTCAACAGTCAGCATGGTTTAAATGGAAGTTCAATAACGGACTTAAATACCATTTTGTTATCAACGACGAGTATTATTTCTTAGATACAGACAACTTCTTACAAAGTGTAAGATTAGTACAGCAAGAATCTGATCCCTCTATTTTACAAAATAATGTCGACTTCTTATTACATTTGGATAATCATACTATTCTTGACGGTGGTAGCCATGACCCAGTTGGCAACACCACAACCTTCAGTAATGTGGGTTGGTTGAATTTAGTTACAACTCCAAATTATACACTAGCTATTGTAGATAGCAACACAAACTCTGAACGTGTAGGTAGATATGCAAAACCTACTATCAACGGTACTACACTTACAGTACCGGGAAAATGGACAGATACATACCACGTAGGTTACATATACGACTACAGTGTAAAGTTCCCTAGACTATTTGTAACTAAAACTCAAGGACAAGGTGTAAGTGCTGATGTAAACTCATCCCTTGTTGTACATAGAATTAAATTACATTTTGGTAAGATAGGTCTTTATGAAACAACACTTGAACGAGTCGGTAAAAACGACTACACAGAAGTATACGAATCTACAGAGCTTGACGAGTACGAGGCATCTGATGCACCATATCTCGAAGAGTTTATCAAAACTGTCCCAGTCTACGAAAAGAACGAAAACGTAGATATTACACTTAAATCAACTCACCCAGCCCCAGCTACGCTACGTGCGATGTCTTGGGAAGGTGATTTCTCACCCAAATTTTACAGACGTGTCTAAATTAGACCAATATATACACCCAATCACAGAGGAGGCTGCCAGAGAGGTGGCCTCTAATCTACGTCCAGATGACCGCAGAGAGGTCGAAGA